TTGTATGGTACTTTATCTCCTTGTCCATGCCTATGCCATACAGAACATAACATCTGTGCAGTTTCTAATGGCATCTTGACAATGTGCTTGTCGCATTGCATTTGTGCAGATAGAATAGGTGATTCGTCTAACACAAATATGTTCATTTTTTTATCTCCTCATTAATTTTTTGTAATACTTCACCTAAATTATTGTTTTTAAGTTCACAAAGTAATTCTATACTATCGTCAGCTACAGAAAAATCTTGCTCTATCCATTCCTTTTCTTCAGCTTTCCAATCTTTAACATCTTCCTCTGTGCCAAAAGAAATAGTATATTTGTTATTTTCATAAACTTTTCTAATATATATTTTATTCATTTTCAATCCTCCTCTATTTTATTTTCATAAAATTGAACAGTAGCCACAACACCTTTAGTTGCACTTGTTACAACTTGAAAATCAACATCATAAAATTCATTATCAAGTCTTTTTAATAATTCATGTTCTGTTAGTTTATCCATCTTCATTCTCCTTTTTCGGAAGATACCCCCAAAGTTACTTGCACACTGATTACCTTCGGTTAATAGAATTTCCCATCTAAGATGTGCCTGACCCATCTAATAGGTATCTCCATTTCCAGAACTACTACAGATTAAAAACCTTGTCAACAAAAAAAAAGAGCAATCTAATTAAAGACTACTCTTTTTCTATATAGGCAAGATCTCGGTCTGCAAATAGTTCATTTCTTATTAAGTGTATTTACCTAGAATTACCTAACACACCTATATACTTATGTAAACAGACTTCGTTGGTTACTGTACAGAAGTTTTTACCAGAACTGTTTACATTTTTTGTTGGCATATTTTATACTCCTTGTGTCAATTCACTGAGACAGGTATAATTTTAAGCATTTAGCCTGTACTGACAATAAAGTCCTTTCATGCCTGCACCAACAAAACTCTTTTCTATACAGAGACTGACAAAACTACATTGTTTGCTGTATAAGACCAATTGTTAATTGACAAATTGCCACAATTTATTTCAATCAATCTCTCTATAGGAATGTTTCTATATCCTTTCTGTTTTACATCATAAACTGTTAAGTATTTTGTTCTATCATTGTGATCAAAACCACCTTTCAGATGTTTCTTTACACCAAGCCGACAATTCATCACACGAAACTCTCCATCCTTTTTGACAAACTTTGCTGTGAAAAACTTTCCCTGTACACAAGAAGGCAACACCTCTGACACTTCGTCTTTTCTGACAATATAATACTCAAGGTCTGTCATTGCTTTTCTCCTTAAATGCTTCTGGATGGTCTGGTCTGACATAATCACTCCAAAATGCTCTTAATGTTTGCCCTTTATGTTCTCCACTGTCGCAGGTGTGTGTTTGATGTGCTAACTTTGTTTCTTCTACTACAGCATCTATAGCATCTTCAACTCGGTTTATCTCCTCATAAGTAATGTATCGTATTCCACACTCCTCAATATTTCTTGTAAGTTCTTTTGTAACATTGACAAGTTTTAGTACAGCATCACTTATTTGACTTTGTTCTTTTTTCTTCTGGCTTTGTTCTTCTTTCTTTTTCTTAGGCACAGCTTTTCTCCTTTCATAGTCTCTGGCTTCGTCTTCTATCCATTTAAGAAATGTATTTTTAGCCATAATGTTTTTCCTCTTCTTTCTTAGTTTTCTGTACCTTATACCCATTCAATTTATCTGTCAACTCTTTTATTCTTTTATAGGCAGAATAAAGCTGTTTGTTTAAATCCTGTATATTCTTTTTATATATCTCTTCCCTGTTCATCCTCTTCACCACTCATAGTTTTATATATATCTTTAATTGTTGATATAGCAGGTTTTGGAAATACTCTATCCTGTACATGAGATATTATTTCTGACAAATCCTTGCCTTCTACTTCTCCCATAGCTTCCTCTATATCCATTTGCCATGCTTTCATTTTACCCATCTGACAAATCCATCTCTACTTGTTTCTCATCTTTCTGCTGACAAATTTCTAAAATTTGCTGACAAAGTATCTTTTGATCAGATCGTCTTGACAAATCCATATTGTGAACATTTACTGACAAAAGTATATTTTCATTTTCATCTACTAATCTAATGGTATACATTTTTATTACCTCATAAATTCATCTGCATCTATAATGACAAAAACCAAAGTATCATTCTCAATTTGCTCTGTCAAGTCTTTATACAACTTTTTTTTCAAATTGGGAAAATACTTTGGTTTTTTAAGGATTATTCTGACTTCTATTTCGTACTCTTCAGTCATACTCTGAATACTTGCTAGGAGTAAGAGGCATGTACTTTTCTAGTACAGCTATCTTATCATCAGCATCAGCAATGGCTTTAATCCATTTATCTGCTTCACTGACAATATCAGAGTGTTCTCCAATACCCACAGCTTTATTATACAATATTGACAAATTTACTTTTGCTGTATCTTTTTCTGCTAAATATCTAGATTTGAGTACATCAAATATATTCTTGTCAAGATAATCTAAACTCATTCTGACACCTCTCGACAAATATCTATCTTGTCTCCATGAGCTGTAAGTCTTCCAAGCCAATCAGCAAATTCTTCATCTGACTGTGCTTGTTCCTCAAGTTTGTTCACTGTGTTTTCAGAAGGCCAAGGAAAAGGAGGACAATCACTATTTGTCCTTTGTCCTACTAGACTTCCTACGCAACCTGTTAACAGTAGACTTGAGATCCCTACCACGAATGTCAATGTTCTGATATTTTTTAAGAAGTTTGTTAGATTTTTCAAGGGTTTTTCTCCTTTCTTCTCTTTTTCCACTATCTCTAATAAAAAAGAACAGAAAGGCATTCTTTACAAGTCCTGTTATTATTCCTGACAAAAAACTAAACATTGGCTGTCCTTTTCTTTTTAATGTATTTTAGGTTTATCTTCCTTATCTTCATTTAAGCTATCTCCCATATCATATATAATTCTCTGTATAAGAATTGTTAGAAAATGAGTATAACCAATTCTTGGATCTGGAAATAATTTCTGGCAAAGTTCTAAACACAAATATCCAAGTACAGTAACTTGGTCTGACAAGTTCATACCTTTTTCACTGTACTCACTTGTTAGCTCAACAACTTTCTTTTCAAATTCATCATTTAAAACTTCCATAATTATTATTATACAGTGTATATACAACTTGTCAAGTAAAATATATATTATATCTCCCTACCCATTACTAGCAAGTTTTTTTATATCCTCCTCCTCCATTACTAGTAAGTTTTTTTATTCTCCTCCCCCTCTGTCCATTACTCATACCTTTTTTAAAAAAATAAATAATATTATTGACAAGTTATTCTGAAGCTGTATAATGATTAATTGTTATTAATTTTTAAAGGTATTGACATGGAAAAGCATATAAACAGAAATAGATCATTTGATAGATTATCATATACTATCTATGATAAGAAAGCAAGAGAAGCAATGGTTAAATATTTAACTGCTAATAATTACATGGATATAGTTAGTATAGAAAATTATAATTTTGATATTTCTGCAAAGAAAGATAAAGATTATTTTTTTGAAGTAGAAGTAAAAAGTCAATGGAGAGATAAATGGAATCCTTTATGGAAAGAAATAAGAATACCTGAAAGAAAACAAAGATTAATAAATATTTGGAGAGCAGAGCATCCAAAACACGATTTTAAATTTGTTGTTTTTAACAACGATTTAAAACAAGCATGGTTCATTGATGCTGACGTTGTTGATAAGTCAAAAGTAGGTACTATACAAAACTCTCGATTTGTTAATGCACCTCATCTCAAAGAACCATTTTTTCACATTCCTGTAGGGAATGCAAACTTAGTACAAATAGCAAAGGAGAAAATATGAAACTATCAGTGTTAATACTTTCTATGTTTTTCATAGTAGCTTGTAGTGCACAACAAAAACCTGTTGATGAAGTTACGGAGGTAATACCTTTACCACCTGTAAAATCAGCACAAGCTTGTACAGGTAGCAATACTTGTAAATAATGATTGATATACGAAATTACATTGAAGCAATGGCTGTGCCGGAAGGTTTATCATATAGGAGCAATTGTCCTGTATGTGGCCATAATAATTCTTTTTCTGTCAGTAATGAGCATAACATTCTGCTGTATAATTGTTTCTATGCCAGTTGTAATATTAGTGGAAAAATACAAGGCATGGTACACCGACCTACAGAAAACAAGAAACAGGAGATAGAATTTAATTTAGAAACAGCAACTTGGATTCCTGTGGAACGAAGTGCTAAAGCTATGGACTATGTTAGGGGTAATAACATAGAGTATGCATATAAAAACCGATTCTGTAATTTACAATATGATGTGAAGGAAGATCGGTGTGTATTCTGTATATACCAGAATAGTACTATAGTGGATGCTGTGGGAAGAAGTCTTACAGGAAGAAAACCAAAGTGGAAGAGGTACGCATCTTCTAAACTTCCATTTACAACTAAGAATAAAAGTGATACTTGTGTGATAGTGGAAGATTGTGCATCTGCCTGTGCTGTTACTATATCTAGTATGTGTGGTGTAGCTCTCATGGGAACTAATCTACTCAAAGAGCATATACCACATATAGTAGATAACTTTAAATTGGCTATTGTAGCCCTTGATAAGGATGCTTCACAGAAATCACTTGACATAGCTAAAGAGTTAAGTGTACATGTACAGACACAGATTAGATTTTTAGATAAGGATATTAAAACTTGGACAGAAGAAAAAATTTTAGGAGAATTTAATGAATGATATAAAGATTAGATTAGAAGCAAAATCCTCGTTGATTATGGCTACGATTTACTTTCCAAAAGATTTCGTAGATGAGATTAACGAGTATATTGATAAAACAACTATTCCCAAGAACAAAGATTATGCACATCTTCTTGTAGGCCAAGTAAGACAAGATAAGAAATCAGCACAGCTAGACTTTCCTATGGATACTGAATTTGGAAAGAAGTTTAAAAATGTCATAGATAATTGTGCTACAAAATTACTAACACAAGGTTTTAAAAGAAAGCTATCAGCCCATGCTTATGAATGTTGGACTGTACATAGTTTCTCTGGAGATTATAATTTATTACATGATCATGGTGTAGAGACTGATACTACTCCGATTGGGTTGTCTTCTATACTGTACTTAAAAGTTCCTGATTGTATAAAAGAAAGATCTAAAAAAATGGTAAAAGATGATGGTTTTTTAGAATTAGATCATAACAATGCATCAGGAGATGTTGACGGATTTACTCAATTAGTTTGGGGTACAACTTCAAGAAAAGAGATGTTAGATCTTAGACCCCCTACTTCTGAGTATATTCTTCCAGAGGCAGGAAAGATGTTGATATTCCCTCATTGGTTGTTTCATTTAGTTACACCGTTTTTTGGAAAAGGAGAAAGAAGGACTCTTTCTGCTAATTTTGGTTGTCGTGGATTACCTAAAGAAAGGCAATTGGATTGACAATTGAAAAACAAATTTTGGCTCAGTGCCTTAATAATAAGTTTTACAAAAAGGCAAGTGATGTAGTAGGTAAGGAAATGTTTGCCAATGGTGTAGGAACGATATACGACACTATTGCATTTGCACATGATAAGTATGGAGAAGACCTAACTACAGAAATGCTTTTGCAATTACATAGAGATAGATTTCCCTCTATGCCGGATTCATCAAGAGAGTCTATAGAGCTAGTAATAAAAGATCTAAGTAGTTATGTACAGGACAATCCTCAAATAATGCAGGACTTAATCATTAATTTTTGGAGGAGAGATAGAGCACAGAAGATAAGTTCTAAGGCTACTGATATTTGGCTAGGCAATGAGGGAGATTATGAGGCTCTAAGAGTTCTGATAGATGAGCTTGTTAATAGACAGCCAGAGGATAGTACAAATTACAGCCGAGTAGAAGATAGTATCATTGATTTTGTAGAAACTCATGAGAAAGGATTTGAGTTTCATTTTGAATTAGCTTCTCTACAGGAACGAGTAGGAGGTGTAGGTAGAGGAAATCTTGGAATAATTTTTGCAAGGCCAGAAACTGGAAAAACAACTTTCTGTTCGTACTTGGTAGCTGAATATATTAAACAAGGATTTAAAGTGGCTTACTTTGCAAATGAAGAGCCCGGCAGGTTGGTAAAAGGTAGAGTTTTCTGTGCCTATTTAAACAAGAATGTCAGTGAGTTAAAGGAAAATATTAAGACTTCAAATGAAGTGTATGAAAAAGAAATAAAAGATAATTTATTCATGTTAGAAGGTAGAGAGATTTCTGTACGAGAGGTGGATAAGTTTATAGAAATAAATAAACCTGATATAGTTTTCATAGATCAGCTTGACAAGGTTAGTGTAAGTGGAGTATATTCAAGGATAGATGAAAAACTTAGAGCAGTGTATGAAAATGCAAGAGCAATAGCTAAAAGACATGAGTGTATGGTTTGGGCTGTATCTCAAGCATCTTATGATGCACATAATAGACAGGAAATAGATTTTAGTATGTTAGAAAACAGTAAAACAGGAAAGGCAGCAGAAGCCGATATTATTATAGGTATCGGAAAGAATTTTGGAGATGAGGAAGATTACATTCGTCATCTTTGTGTGTCTAAAAATAAACTATCTGGTTGGCATGGTACAGTTACCTGCCGAATAGATATACAGAAAGCTAGGTACTTACCATGAAAAAAGAACAAGCAAGTTTAGTTAAAATAACAGATAAGGCAAATAATCACCTATCTGGTATTATAGTAAAAAATAAAGTTAAAGGAGTTTCTCTATCGGTGGATGGGGGAGGTTGTGCTGGATTTAATTACAAGTGGAATCTTTTAGAAGAATATCCTAAAGATGGTGAAGAAAATGATAAGATAAAATTAAATGAAGGTTTTCTTTATATAGATCCTTTTATCACTATGTACATTCTTGGTACACAAATAGATTTTATAGATGACATAGCCGGATCATATCTGAAGATAGTCAATCCTAATGCTACATCTGAGTGTGGGTGTGGGGAAAGTTTTTCAGTGTAATTAAGGGAGAAGAGATTTGAAAAAAAGAATACATGTAAATCAACATAATATAAAATTTAATCAGAAATATGGAACAAATAAACCTGTCATTACTGTTAAAACTTATAAAAATAATAACTATGCACATGAGGTAGCCATATTAGGAGAAAGTAAAGTTATTTATAGGCCTGATAAACCTTTATCTTGTGGAGCTAGAGTATGGATTGAAACAGACTCAGAGGTGATAATTAAATGAAAACAGTTTGGTTGTTATATATTCTCATTACTTTTAATGGAGATCCAAAATTGGAAGTACATGAATATACTACACAAAAGGAATGTGAACAAGAAAAAATGAGAGTTGCAGAAGAGATTAAACAAGTTTATGATATAGATAATGTCCAATTGCACTGTATATTAGCTTCTAGGTATGTACAATGAAAATAGCTTGGCTAGACATAGAAACGACTTATAAGATTAAGGAAGATAAGAAGTCTGATGCTGACCCCTACACAGGAAACATGTTGGTGTCTGTAGGCTATGTACATGGGCTTGAACAAAATTATCTCTGCTTTTATCATAAGGAGCAAAAACCTACTGAAAATGCTAAAGACATTCTACAAGGTGTTTTAAATGATACAGATCTGTTGGTGGGCCATAATATAAAGTTTGACTTAAAGTGGTTAAGGGCTTGTGGATTTACCTATACAGGCAAAGTCTACGATACTATGATAGCTGAGTATCTCATACATGGAGGAGAGAAGGTTCCTTTGTCTTTAGAGAAGTGCTGTGAACGATATGCCTTGTCTCCAAAGAAAACTGGTTTAATCCATGAATTTTTACAAAAAAATGTGTCGTTTGAGGACATACCTTGGAAAGTTGTAGAGGAGTATGGTCGTGCTGATGTACAGATAACAAAAGAGCTACATGAGGCACAGGTAAGTAATATGCCTAAATCTTTACAGGCAACCTGTGAGTTAATGAATGAGTTCTGTGATGTACTGTGTGATGTAGAAAATAATGGATTGCAGATAGGATTACAAAATCTTTTTGAAATTAAAACTACCTATACAAAAGAGTTAAAAGAATTAGAACAGTATTTAATAGAACAGGTTAAGGTGTTGATGGGGGATACTCCTATCAATTTAGACAGTCCGGAAGATAGATCAAAGGTTATATTTTCCAGAGAAGTTTTAAATAAAAAACAGTGGGCACGTTACTTTAATCTAGGGTATGAAGTAAGAGGTAATACAAGAAAGAAAAGGAGACCTACATCCTTGAGTGTGAGAGCTTTTCAACAAAGTATGGTAAGATTTACAAGACCTTTATTTAAAACAGTTATGAGAAGATGTACTGCCTGTGGTGGTATAGGATATAAGTATGCTTTGAAAAGAGATGGTACAGTAGGAAAACAAAAACGTATCTGTGTGGTATGCAGTAAAAAGGGTGTAGTATACAAACCAACTAGAGAATTTGCAGGATTAAATTTACAGCCTGCTAATTCTAACGATCTTACTATACATGGCTTTAAAACTGATAGGCCTACTCTAGAAAGATTAGTACTTACAGCAAGAGAGAGTCAAAAAACATTTATAGAAAATTATATAAGATACAATGCTATTAAAACATATTTAAAAACCTTTATTGAAGGAATAGAAAAAGGTTTAGATAACAAACGTAGAATCCATCCTCACTATATGCAGTGTGTTACTTCTACAGGAAGATTATCTTCTAGGAATCCTAACTTTCAAAATATGCCTAGAGGAGGAACCTTTCCTGTACGTAAGGTAGTTATAAGTAGGTGGAAGGATGGATACATACTTGAAGGAGATTATTCACAGTTAGAGTTTCGGGTTGCCGGATTTCTAGCTCAGGATAATAAAGTGTATGAAGATGTTAGAAATAATGTTGACGTACACGAATTTACAGCATCTGTTCTTGGAGTGTCTAGACAAGATGCAAAAGCTGATACGTTTAAGCCTTTGTATGGAGGTCTACTTGGTACTCCAAAGCAGATGGAATATTATCGTGCATTTAAACAGAAGTACAGCAAGATTACTCAATGGCATGAACAATTACAGAATGATGCCATTACAAATAAACGTGTTGTACTTCCTTCTGGCCGATACTATAGTTTTAAAAATGTATATAGAATGAGGTACGGAGGTGTTTCAAACTCGACAGCAATAAAAAATTATCCTGTCCAAGGGTTTGCCACAGCTGATCTTCTACCTATAGCATTAATAAAATTAAAAAAGTTGTTGACAGATCGTAAAATGCACAGTATAATATGTAATACAGTTCACGATTCCATTGTAATGGATGTCTACCCACAAGAGCAGGATTTAGCTGTACAGACAATGAAAGAAGCTATGTTGTCTTTGCCTAGTGAATGTAAAAGTAGGTATGATATTGATTACAATATGCCGATAGGAATCGAGATTAAAATTGGTAATAACTGGTTAGATATGAAGGAGGTTTATAAATCATGACCGAATTAACCACAATGAATACTACTCTGCCTGCAGATATGTCAAGTGTCTCGACAGAGGAGATGATGAAGCTAACAGGCCAACTAGATATTTCTACTACTAAATCCTCTTTAAGCAGATTGGCAATTAACCATGCTGCTGAAGATAATGATGGTAATAGTTTACCTAGAGGTTGGTTTAGTTTGTACACACCTGAAGAAACAGTGTTTGGAGAGAAAGCAGTCATGAGAGTTTTCATGAGAACTTATTCTTATTTTGTCTGGGATAATGAACAAGCTGCTTTCTCCTGCCAGACTGTACAGGCACCATCTTTCAGTAGTGATTTCTATGATACTGAGGGTGGTTTAAAGTGTGGTAAGCTAGATAGTGTAACTCTAGATAGCCTACCAAAGGACAGTCCGGAATGGGCTGTACAGAAGAGTATCAAGTGTAGTCAAAACCTTTATGGTTTGATCTCATTTGAGAATGCAAAGAACAGAACTGGTGGTAAAACTACTGTCGAGAATGTTCCTTGTGTTTGGTACGCAAAAGGTGCTAATTTCAGCCCTGTAAACGACTGCCTAAGAAGTCTGAGTAGACAGAAGCAACCTATGTGGCTGATGAATATCGGACTGTCTTCAGTACGGAAGAAAAAAGGTGGAAACATCTACTTCCATGCAGAGCTAACACCTCAAAAGGCTGTCTCATGGGTAGAAGAAGATGATGCCTTGATGCGTCAGTTTATGGAATCAGTCAAAGCTTATAATGATAATGTTATGAAGTCTTATCATTTAGCTACTAGTGATAAAGTAGAATACGATTCTGTAATTAATGAATAACTTTATACTACATAAAGTACAAGGGTTTCTAGATCGTGTATCTAAAGAGGGTACCGATCTAGATCCCAAGCTTGTAGAAGAATTTAAAGAAGCTTGTGCTAAGTCTGTCATTCGTCAATTTTCTAATAGAAAAGAGGAATGGAGACCTCGTATGTCTTCGTTAGGAAGACCACTTTGTCAACAGAAAATGGAGAGAGATAAAGCAGAAAAAAACTTAGAATACAATGCTATACTCCGTTTTATGTTTGGAGATATAGTAGAAGCTCTTACCATTTTGGTAATGAAATCGGCAAAAATAGATATTGAAGCCGAACAAGAGAAAGTAAATTTAAAGCTAGGTAAAAATTCTGTTTCTGGTACATTAGATGTTGAGATAGATGGAAAGGTATGGGATATTAAATCAGCAAGTCCTTATGCATTTGAGCATAAGTTTGGGGATTTAGGTGGCTATAAAAAAATAAAAGAGGATGATGTTTTTGGTTATATTGTACAGGGGTATCTGTACAGCCAAGCTAAGAATAAAGATTTTGGTGGATGGATTGTTGTTAATAAGGCTAGTGGAGAGTGGGCAGTTTGTGAAGCTCCTTCTATACAGGAAGCTGATAAAAAAGAGGCTTTGGATTTAGCAGAGAGTAACTTAAAAGCTTTATTAACAGGAGAGAAATTTAAAAGATGTTTTACAGATACAGCAGAAACTTATAAAGATAAAGATGGTTCTATAAAGAATACTGGAAACAGGTTACTGTCTAGCATTTGTGGATTTTGTGATTTTAAGAAAACGTGTTGGCCTGATTCTATAATGTATAGAAAAGTATCTTCCAATGCTCGTTTTCCGAAATCTGTATGGTACAGCAAACTTAAAAAAAGGGAATTATAATGCCACTTTACTTTCAAACTGACGTAACTTTTTCTGATATATACATGAACGATAATGTTTGGTTTGCTTTTCCTGATTCAGAAGATCAGAAGAGTGGACCAGATGTTATAAGAGAATTAAGAGCAGGCTCTACTGCTTTACCTATAAGAGTGTGTAAAAGTTTTTATGATGGAGGTATGTGGGAAGATTATGACTATGATAAAAAGACAGCAATGATAGTTGAAGATTTGAGTAAAGTACAAAAGGTACTTGATAAAGGAGCTTTAGTTTGTTTTTACATGGCTGAATGGACAGAGTCTTTAGAGAAGATGAGAAAGGATGCTATTCGTATACAGACTTTTGCTATAAAGCATTCCGGAGCTTTGTTTGATGCCTATCCTCCAAAAGATATAAAAAGATATAGACCATGAAATGTTGGCATTGTAACACCGAATTAATTTGGGGTGGGGATCATGATATGGAAGAAGAAGAAGAGGACTATTGTATGTCCACAAACTTATCCTGTCCAAAGTGTGGTTCATTCTATATGGTTTATCTACCTAAAGATAAGGAAGAAAGTGATTGAAACGAGCACATGGATACCGATCTAATTTTGAATTAGACATAGCTAATCAATTGGCTAAGAATAGTATACTTTTTGAGTATGAAAAAACTGTTGTTGATTATATAAGAGAGTGTACATATACTCCTGACTTTTATATAAAAGAAAAAGATTTCTATATAGAAGTAAAGGGTAAGTTTGATCCCTCAGATAGAGGTAAGCATTTATTAATCCGTAAACAGCAACCTGATTTGGACATACGATTCCTGTTCATGAATGCTAAAAATAAATTATACAAAGGATCTAAGACAACTTATGGCAGTTGGTGTGATAGGCATAAGTTTATGTGGTGTGAAAGTTTTATACCAAAGGAGTGGATGTATGACTGATAAAGAAAGATTTGATAAATTTAAAAAGGATTTGCCTAAAGAATCTTATGCTATTATAATAAAAGATTCAGAGCATGGTTTATCTGAATTTATGGCTTACGATACTACAGAAGGAAGTGAAGTTACAAATGGTTATGTAATACTGAGAGGATTTATTGAACTGTTAGAGACACAAGTAGACACCGTAGTGATGCATGGTCAAGCTGCAATCTTTCGAGATTTAAAAGTTCGTAAACCGGAAACGGAAGGTCAACAAAAGAGTAATGGTAATATAACAATGGTGGATTTTAAAAAATGAATGTACATGAAAGACATGATGAGTATATGGCAAGATTAAATAAAGAAGAAAAAATAAGCCAAGAGTTAAAGGTATTGAAAGGATCGAAAGCTACAGATAAGCAAGTAGGAGGAGATCACTATAAGGATTTTAAGATTATGCCTGTAGAATATATTTCAAAAAATAATCTTGACTTCTGTGAGGGAAATATAATAAAGTATATCTCTAGACATAAATTAAAAAATGGAGCAGAGGATATAAAAAAGGTTATACACTATGCAGAATTGATATTAGAATTGCAATACGGAGAAAAATTAAATGGCAGCATTGATGGGAAGTAACTATTTACCTACAGAGTACCAATCATTTATTCATTTATCAAGATACTCAAGATGGATACCAGAAGAGGGAAGAAGAGAAACGTGGTCTGAAACTGTTGGAAGACTTATAAGTTTTTTTCGTAACCATGTAGATAATAATATAGAAGCAAAGATAGATAAGAATACATGGAAGGAAATAGAGGAAGCTATTTTATCTTTACAAGTTATGCCAAGTATGAGAGCACTTATGACTTCTGGAAAAGCTTTAGAAAGAGAGCACATAGCTGGCTATAACTGTTCGTATATACCGATAGATAACCCTAAAGCTTTTGATGAAGTATTGTACATACTAATGAATGGTACTGGTGTAGGCTTTTCTGTGGAGAGGCAATATGTAAATGGATTACCTACAGTACCTGATAGGGATTTTGAACATACAGATGATGTCATTTCTGTAGCTGATTCTAAAGAAGGATGGGCTAGGGCCTTTAGAGATTTAGTCTCTTATCTGTACACCTGTCGTATACCTAAAGTAAACGTAAATAAGATTAGACCTGCAGGTGCTAGATTAAAAACATTTGGTGGTAGAGCTAGTGGGCCACAACCTCTTGTAGATTTATTTGATTTTACTATTAGTAAATTTAAAGGTGCTAGAGGTAGAAAGCTTACTTCTATTGAATGCCATGATATAGTTTGTAAAATTGGAGATGTAGTTGTAGTTGGTGGTGTTCGTAGGTCAGCTCTTATTTCTTTATCAAATTTATCTGATGATAGAATGAGATCTGCTAAAACAGGAGAGTGGTACAAGTTAAATCCTGAACGATCTTTAGCTAATAACTCTGCTGTATATACAGGAAGACCAGATACAGGAACATTTATGAAAGAGTGGTTGTCCTTATATGAGAGTAAGTCTGGTGAACGTGGTATATTTAAC